GATAGTGATTGGGACGATGGCGAAACAGGGTGGGATCGCAACCAGACCACAGAATGGGATAACAAAATCTAATGGCGAACATTGATCGTATCGTTAATGTTCAGATATCGTTGCAAACTGCATCGGTAGCACAGAACACGTTTTCTGATTTGTTGCTTTATGGTGTATTTACACCAGTAGGCGCACAGAAAGTAGCAATCATTACTGATTCGAGCGAATTGCTTGATACGTATGGTTGCACGCCTAGCTCGCCAATATACCTTGCGGCACAAGCGGCATTTTCACAAATTCCGCATTTGCCGCAAGTATATATCGGGTTGTCTACTGGCATCCCTGATCCGACTGCTGATCTAACAGCAATTAAAGCAGAAAACAATAATTGGTATGCATGGTGTAATGTAGACCATTTGGAAACGAAAGTGCTTGCTGGCGCAGCATGGACCGAAGCTAACGAGAAACTATTCGTAACGACTTTGACTAGTGTTGCTAATAGTAATCCGGTTGCAACCGATACTACCAGTATCGGGTATCAGTTGATGAATGGTAACTATTTCAGAACAGCATGGTGGTATGAGCCTACACTAACAAACTTCCCTGATATTGGCATTACTATTAAGAGCTTCACGAAATACCCCGGCCAGGAGACCTGGGCTAACCAAAGGCTACAAGGCGTTAGTTCGCTTAATATGACTGAAACGCTATCGAGAAATGTTCGTGATAAGAATGGTAATACATTCGAACCATTCCGCAATATTGCTATTACTCAGAATGGCAAAACGGCTGGTGGGGAATGGATTGATGTTATTCGTTTCCGCGACTGGCTATGTGAGGAAATCAAAGTAAATATTTTCCAACAGTTAGTTGATAATCGCATCCCCTATACTGATCCGGGTATTGCGATTATTCGTTCTAGACTGATGGAATCACTAGACTTTGGCGTGCAACGCGGTGGAATTGCACCGCCTGAAGTTGATACGGAAGGGAATCTAATTCCTAGCTATACTACTAGTGTTCCTCTATCAACAACAATTTCGCCTAACGTAAAGGCTAGTCGTGTGCTACATGATGTATACTTTACTGCTAGACTTGCTGGTGCAATTCATGCAGTCGAGATCAAGGGTTCGCTAACCTATGAATTGTTGCCAGTTGGCGCAGTTCCAGTTGTTGCATAGGAGAAATAAATGTCTGTAGTGCGGACCTATAATCCCTCGCGTGTCGTAGTCATTATGAATGGATTACCGATGACTGGATATGCAGATGGAACGTTCTTGAATATTGCTATGGCAGCGGATGGTGTAACGACACAAGTTGGCGCTGATGGTGAAATTGCACGGGCAGTTAATACAGATCGTCGTTGCACAGTAACGATTACTTTGCAGCAAACCAGCCCAAGTAATGCGTTCCTATCAGGACTATTTGAAATGGATACGCTTACTTGCGGTGGCACTATTGGTCCGATACTAGTGCAAGATTTGTGTGGCGAAACATTGTTTATGGCTGCACAAGCTTGGGTTGTTAAACCTGCTGACATTGAATTTAGTAAAGAAGTATCAACGCGCGCATGGTCAATCGAAACTGGCTCGCCGAGTGTATATTTAGTTGGCGGAGCGTAATAACTCATGGCGGTAGTTGGGAAACGCTTCGAGTTTGAACTGGATAATGGCAATAAGTTTTATATTAGGAGATATGAACCGTTTCTATCGTTAGAAGTGTTAGGTGAAGTCCAGAAGAAATTCCTTCCTCCGTTAGCTGCAATGATGGAAGCAAGGGATGGACAAACAGACGAAGCGAAAATGGATACTGCAATGAAAGCAGTTGATATGGTATCGCGTAGTCTAGATGGTAAATCACTTATAGCGTTAGTTAAAGTTGTTCTTAATTCGAACTATGTTTCTGTTAGTATTAATGCTGATCCGCCAATTCCGTTAGATGAAGGTGCATTGAATAGGTCTACTGAAGATGTTTTTGACGTGATACGATTAATAATCGAGGTATTGAGGTATAATTACGAACGACTTTTTACGCAAGGCAGAACCCTTATTGGACTGGCCCAACCGGAACCAACGATCCAATAGGTGTTTTGCGACAAGACTTAATTGATGAATTAGTAATATGGCGGCCAATACTAGAAGGTTTGGTTAGTATTGGAAGTAACAAGAGGGGAAGTAGACATTATTGATTTGCTGAAACTAAATGCGCTGTTAGATATGCGTGCTGCTGCGGAGCATCGGGAAACCGAACGCGCCAGGAGCCAGAGTAAATGAGTGTCGTTAGAGAAATTACGACGCTATTTGACTTTAAGGTAGACAAGGCTGGGTTTACTCAGGCTGAAGCTGCTATCAATACACTTAAATCATCACTTATTTCACTTGGTAAATTATTTGGTATTGCGCTTGTTGCCGATAAGATATATGAAGTTGTCGATGAAATAATTTCGGCTGGTAAAGAAGTTAATAAACTAAAGTATCAGCTTAGTCTCCTGGCGAGACCGGGTGATGATATTAATAAAGCTGCTAATGATCTTTTCGAAACAGCACAAAAAACTGGCGTTGAGTATGGATACGTTCTAGATACATACAAAGAATTTTTGAATGAAAGCAAGGAAAGCAATGTAAGTCAGGATCAACTGTTGACTACAGTTGATAATATCTTAACCAGTATGAAATTATTCGGCACTAATGCTGAAGGAATGAAGGAGGTAACGAACGCATTTAATTTAGGCTTTAGACGCGGCGCTATTGGTATGCGGCAATGGGGTCTGATTGTAGACGAAGCGCCATTGTTAGTTAATGCTTTATCTGATGCTACACACCGGAGTCGCGAAGAATTAGCCGCAATGGCTAAGGCTGGAAAGTTAACTGCTGATTTTATTGTTAATGGCTTAGGCAAAGCAAGCGCATCTCTTGATGAAGCATTCAGTAAACGAATATTCAAAACTGGCGATGCATTTACATATGCGCGCAATAAAGCAGTATTATTATCAGCTAGAATACAAAAGTTGGCTGGTCTAACAACACTATTTGCGAAACAAATCGTTTGGTTAACCAATTGGGTATCACGCCAACTTGAAGCATTATCAGAACAATTTGGTGGATTACAGAATACACTAGAGGCATTAGTTACTATTCTTTTGATTGCTGTTACTCCTGCATTTATTAAACTGATGCAGTTGGTTGCTATTGGCATGGCGCGATGGATTGCTCAAAACTTTATTGTTATTGCGCAATATGCTGCAATGGCAATAGCTATTGCTGGTATATTTCTAGCATGGAATGATATTTCAGTATGGATGAGTGGTAAGGGCAAATCTATTATTGGTAGTTGGTTAGGGCCATACGATAAATTCAAAGAAGATTTTCTAAAGAACTCGGACCTTGGCGGTTTCATTGCACCATTCCAAGCATTCAAAAGTTTCCTTGAAGGCGATTTTGTTGGTGCATGGAACAAATTAAAGGAAGCGGTGCAAAGCACTAGCGGATGGGTAACTATAATTATAGGATTATTAGCTGTTGCATGGATTGCTTGGCGTGCTTGGAATACACTAAAGTTTTTCGGACTCATTGCTGGATTGAAAGGTATTGTTGAAGTAATAGCCTTAATTTCTAGCGGTGCTACTGAAGCAGTATTTAAGATGATAAAGCTTGCTAAGATTGGCACATTGATGCGGATGGGTCCGGTCGGCATGGCGGCTATTCTGGCAATGGAAGGAATGGACCTGTTAGAAGAATTAAAGAAAGGTCGAGAAGTAAAGCCGCAAACTCCTGAAGAAAAAGCTAACGATTATACTGCTAACGGTCGCAGTTGGTTATGGGATCAGATTACTGGTGGTGCTAAAGCAGTAAAGAATTATATGAGCGGCGGAACGTCTGGTCCTAATATGGATATGCTTAGATCAATGGGATCGTTTGGTGCTTATCCGATGATTACCCCTGGTGCGCTAACTTCGGGTGGTGCTACTGGTGCGCCAGCCGTAATGAATAATAGTGGTAACAGTAACAGTGGTAATGTTAATCTGAAGGCTGATGTTGTTATTCAGCTTGATCCGACCTTTGACATTAACAAAGGTATTAAAACTGAGTTCCAAAACATAATGAGTGATGCAGCGAGACAAATACAAAATTCTATGCCGTTAGTAGAAGCACCGACGAAATGAGTTTGTTTTCTACCATCTTTGTTAAGAAAAGCACGGTAGGTTTTCTATCGCTCGATGTGTTAGTTACTGAAAACCTAAAACTGCCATCAGACGTAACGAAATATCCAGTAGAAGATGCTAGCGAAGAAATCAGCGACCACATTACAAGAAACAATGAAGAATTATCTATTACAGGATCAGTGTCATCTTCGGAGATATTATCATTAGAGTTTGGTTCTTGTATGACCAAACTTATCAATGCAGTGGACCAAATGCGCAGTATGCATAAGGAAAGAAAGCCGGTTACGGTTGTTACTGGTTTAGGTAAATATGAGGATATGGCATTTACTAATCTTAGTATTACTCGAAGCAATGGTGCTAATGGTGGTGGTTGGCTGGACATTAACGCTGATCTACGCAAGATAAAAAAGGTTGCGCTAAAGGAAACAGAACTACCACCAGATAAAGCTAAAGATGGTGAAGGTGGCGCTAAAGGTAAAACTGGCACGAGTGAAAACCGACGCGGATCAAGTGGCACTGAGAACAAATCGCCTAACGAAAATAGCGTTTTGTGGAATAATCAAACCACCATACAGAAGTATAATCCGTTTGGCGGCGGTATAACTGGTCCGGCGCCGCAATGATTGTTATTCCTATTGCTGATCTAAATAGTCAAGCTATTGAGTGTGTG